ATAACTTCCTCAAGCATCAACCGGAACAAACGAGTCATCCCGCCTTCAGCTAGGTTCCGAGCAATAACCTCAATCTGTCCCTGACCGGCCGCCATAGTCTGCGTAACAGCAGTCGCAGTTGTATTTTGTAGTGCGTTAGGGTCAAGTCCATTCGTAACTCGAGATACGCCAGTTTTTTGCTCAATTGTTTGGTCATAGTATTCCAAGGCTCCAAGGGTCTGCCCTGCAATGAAACCAACGCCAAGTTCCTGGACAGCGTTTGGTGTTTTCATGCGGACGATGCCGCCAATCTCGTTATTCAAGAGATCGTCAATGTTCACCTGTCCCTCTACCATCGCTAGGCGAGGAGAGTTGGTCATTGCAATGTTGTCTAATACACCACGCAGCATAGCTGTAGCAGCGTCTTGGTCATTTACAATCAGATCAGCGACAGAGTTGCCGTAGAAAGTATGTGGCTCTGGATCGCACTCAAACACCGCAAACGGGATGTGGCTGCATGCTTCATAATCTAGCAGCTGGTAATCACCGCCACCTAGAGTTAACCGGTACAGCTGAGGGATGCCCACATTCTGTACGTCAATCTTCATGTAGCACTCAGTGACAGCAACGAGCTTCATTGAAGGGTCAAGTTCGCTCTCGTCGTCTTGCATGGTGTCATAGCCACGACGCTCAAACTGCTCTGCCTCAGTCATGGTGTCGTTGTATGAGATACCTGTTAACTGAGAGACTTCATCAAAGTCGTAACCCATCTCTACAAGTTCACCAACACGCATTTCTGTGCGGTGACCGCAGACATAACAATCGTCAATAGAGATCGCTTCGCGGTTTACAAAGAATTCTTCTGGAGGGATAGACTCAACCTTCAGCGTTCCAAACTTGTAGCGCTTGAGGATTTTAACCTCGTGAACAGGAAGGCTTGCCTCAGCACCGAACTCGTCAATCTCAATCTCCATCTCTGTTTCTTGTTCCAGGATAGTAATTGAGTCATCTTCAGCGATAACGGTGAGTTCTTGGTCTGTCAGGTTGTTCAACTCATGGATTTCAGTTCGCTCATCTTCAGCCCAGTACACCTTAGCTACGCCAACCTTCTTGAGCAGCGCATCGTGGAAAGCATCTGAAAGAACACGGTAACCATTGTTTTCTTCAAACTTGCCGTGAATGTAGCGCGTTGCGATTTCGGCAGCAGCTACCTGTGATGCGTCCTTTGGAACGTACTCAACAAAGTTTTCGTTAGATAGGAATATCCGCATCAGGCTTGGTTTGATTTGACGGATAGTGTCACGCACCTTGGTGGCGACTACACGAGAGCGCCCTTCCTCGTTACCAATATCAACGTCACCGTTGTAATAACGCTGCGCTCTGATTCGATCCTCGGCAATCTCTGATTCTACAAAACTGAAAGCGTCAGTGATGGCAGTCCGAGCGATTGATTCAATCTGACCGTCATCCATTGGTTCTTTATTCATGGAGCTGCACCCTGTGTCGCCATATCAATCAGGCTTTGAACGCCTGGGCTTACTGTTTGTGAAGTTCTACCTGAACCTGTAACCGTAGCAGCCCGTCGAGTTGCTTCAGCGCCTGTCGCCAGGACTCGCTCAATTGTCCTGGTAAAGTCACCCAGGCTGACTTGATCGTTCAACATACGACGAACGAAATCAGGGTCTTCACTAATCAGTACTTCAGTGATTCTCTCATAGTCAGCGGGTTTGAGGGTAGGCGCATTTTTTTGTAACGCCTTACCAATAACCGCAGTCATTGCAATTGGGTCTAGCGAGTAAGCAGCCATAATGTCCGACATACCAATTTGACCCGATCCAACCGCACGTTCTGCCGCAGCCTGTGGTGCAGTCATTGATCCATAAAGAATACGGTTCACTGCCTCGGCAGATTCGCCAGCAATCTCTAACTGCTTGCGTAAAACGTCCTCGTACTGATCGCCAAGAACGATCTTGAGTACCGCACCTTCCTGCTTAGTTGGATCTGCCCCTCTAGCCGCAGCTGTACCGCTACGACGGGTTTTGTTCTTCCACGCTGCTAGAACGCCAGCCTTAAACTGTTCTTTAGCCTCTGGGCTGAGAGCATTGAATTCAAACTCAAGCGCATCTGCGTCCATAGAGAACGCCTTACGCCCAGACTTGAATGCTTCCTGACCACTGAGGCGTTGCGCTGCCTCTTTGCGGACTGTTTTGAGATCTGGATACTTAATGTCCAACATGCGCTTCCAAGAAGCTGCTGCGTCTGTAAGGGGCTCTGCGGTTTTACCTTTCCCTGCACTCCAACGGGCTGCGCCTTCATCACGCATTAACCGATAGAAGATCTCTCCATCCTCCAGGCTTGGCATCCTGGCTAACTCTAATGCACCGTTTTTGCCTTTAACAAACAAAGGAACCAGGGCGTTCTCCCGGTAATAAGCATTTAATTCGTCTGCAAGATTCGGGAAGCGCTGCGCTAACTTCTCAAGCGCACCAGTAGCACCCTCGTCTAATTCTGCATTCGCTCGGAACACATCACGGTATCCACGACGCTCCGCTGCCTTTAGTGCCTCATCGGACGCTGCTATTGCTTCAAAGACGTTACGAGTAGATGCTCCAGGCATTAGTGCCTGTTGTGCAGCCTCTCCCGCACGTTCAGCCGTTTCTCCGGCTCTTCTCCGCAAAGTGGAGTCAATGGTAGAAGGAGCCGATCCAGCCTCCTCAGCGCCCTTAGATTTGATTGCTCTAACAGCTGCCGCGAGAGTCTTGTTCTCCGCGAGTATTTTTCCATCCGCAATGTCCTGGACGATTTCATCAATAGATTTGCCAGTGCCTTGTGCCAGGCGTTGCAGTTCAGCCATAGCAGCGTCAGAAGGACGAGAGCCTACATTTGACCGTAACCAATTCATGACGTCGCCAGCTTTGCCTGAGACGTACTTACCACCAGCGCCTACCACAGGTGAAATGACTGCGCCCGTAACACCGCCTGTAGCAGCGTCTCCAGCTACACCGAGAGCCGTGTCTGCTGTTGATTCACCAGCACCCGTCACCGCGCCTTCTGCAAAGCCACGCTTCGCCAAGTTGATCGCACCGCCACTTAGACGAGCGACATTTGTTGCACCAGCAGCCTGTCCTCCTGGGATTAAAAATGCCGCTGCCGTTGGGGCAATTGCTCCCAGGGCTTCAAACGTAAGTGATTCTCCTGGGTTTGCCTGTCTGTACGCATCAACCTTTGAGCGGATCTCGTCCCTAATAACTTCGTAAGGACGATCCTCAAGTAACGCAGAGCGTACACCCGCCTCTAACTCATCAGCCCAACCCATCAATAAACCTGATGCAGCGGAGCGCAGTTTTTGAGAATCAACAGGTGCAGCTGGTTGTTGTGGCTGCTGCGCAGCAATCTTTCCAGCGACTAAACTATCAAACTGAGACATTACAGCGCTCCTTGTAATTTAAGTTGCTCAAGGTATGGCTGACTGTTGAACCAGCGATTCCACGCATCAGAGTCAGGGAATCTCGCTTTAGTTTCAGCAGGAAGTTGGTCATAGCTAATCTGGGGGCGCACGAATGCAGCGTTCTGTGCATATAAGTCTGGAACAGTACGCTCTTTATCAAAGCCATATTGATCAGCAATGCCGAGATATTGATTACGCAGACCTTGGTACTCTCCTGCGCTTTGCTCGTATAGGCGACGCGAACGATCAACAAAGTCATTGCGCTGCTCTGGGTTCAAGCGCTCACCGCTAATAATGCTGTTGTACAAACTCTGCACTCGTCCCGGGATACCAGCAGCGTTCTGTGCTGTTGCAAATTCGCCTTCTCGAACCGTAGAGCCTGGATCAAGAACTTTCATGTAGTTGAAGATCAATGCCAGGTCACCAGCAGCCGATGGGTCTTGCGCTGACGCAACAACTCGTCCAAACGCAGATGACTGCTTTGCAAAGTCCTTCACGGCAGTCTGTCCTGTGAACTCTTTTCGCAAGTCCGACTCACCCTTAACGGTTTTTTCAGCGCCCTCAAATGACTGCTTAGAGTAAGCACCGAATATTTCCTTCGCCATCGTTGGGTTGGCTTCAATTAGATTTGCTGCCTTTATCGCTTCAGGCGTACCAATTGCTCTTAATCTAGCCACGGTCTTGTTAGCGGTTTCACTAACCTTCCTTGTCGCCCGAACATCTTTAAGCTCTGCCGCCAATGATGCTGTAAGAGCTGCATCTGGGTTCAACCGCATTGAGTTGAAGCCCATAGCTAAACGGATCATGTTTTCACGATTGCCAAAGTAACCTTTGACCGCATCCATGAAACCAGGCTGTCTTTCAATCTCAGGATTCGCCTGGATCTGCTCGACTACTTTGGCAGCCTCAGCAGCCTTACTTAGATTGGCTTCTTCGGCAGCCTTAGTGAGATTGGCTTCTTCAACCAATCCGCGCATCTGGATATCTGATGCAGGGACGCGAGGCATATTCGCTGCAATCTCGTCTGGGGTTAATTGACGCGCAACAGGAGTAACAGGAGGGGCGAATTCCATAGCTCGCTCACTGCCGACAGGAACTCCGCGCTGCACAGAAGGTTGACCTTCCATGCGCATAGGAATGCGAACAGGCGCTCCAAATTCATCAAGGATCGGCATATCGCCCTGATTGACCTCATAGAACTCAGGAGTCACTGGCCCAAGACCGCCCATCATAGGTGGCTTTGGCTCATCCCTTTTCATAAACTCGTCGTATGCATCCCCGAATAAGTCCAGGATGCCCGCTGCGCGATCACCTAAAGCCACTTTTATATCCTCAATATCCGCGACTCTGAAGAGCCCTTAATAACTGCTCGTATGTTGGCTGTTGGCCTAACATCCCTTGAGGTTGCATCTGCCCGTAGTTAACAGGAGAGTAAGCCTGGGGCATCGGAGGAACCTGCTGCATTGGATCCATTGGCGTTGCCTGGACAACTCCTGGCTTCATCATTTTATCAAATTGACCTAATGAAGCAGCCGTCTTTGCAAAGTTTTCTGCGCGGTCACCAAAGGCATTTTCATCAATCACCTTGTATGTTGATGCATCGCCTTCATCCACCATCTCTTTTGTCAGGCCAAGGGTGTCAGCCATTTTGAACTTTGCCTGATCTACCATTTGAGAAGCTGGCTCAATCAATTCAGAACCAATACGCTTTGCTTCGCCCATCTTGTTTACAAGATCTAAGATTCCTAAAAAGTCCATTATGCGTATCCTGAATAATCGTTGTAACTGACCGAGCTTTCACGGCCACCAAAGTTTGTTGTCCCCCGCGATGCGGGTGGCCCATCACCACCACCATCACCACCACTTGTTTCCCAACCTCCTGTTGAAACTGGAGCGCCAACGCTAGGCTCAACAACCTTCATCGTAACACCCCGAGCATTCCAGATGTTCGTTACTGGATTTGGCAGACCATCGCCTCCCGAGATCGCATTCTTCAAACGATCAAAAATACCTGTTCTTGGAATCCCCGTCTGATTTGGATAGCCAAACCCAAGAAGCTGTCCGACAGTTGAGTATCTTTGTGGCCCTTTTCCTGTTGCTAAAGATGGGTTCTCTTCCTCCATCTGAGCAATTTCGTAGTCATTCATCAGTCCCATGCCAGCCACAGCCAAACCAGGAACCCCAGGAGGAGCAGCAATACTTGCAGCACCGATGGCTTTGCCTGCAGCTAACTTCTCCGAGTAAGCCTTTTCTCTCGCTCGCTGTTGATTCTCAGCAACTTGCATTGCTTTAACAGCATCGAGAACTCCAGCCATTATCTTG